AGGGCGTGGTTTGCGAGCTACTAGGGTTCAGGGTTTAGGGCCCAGGGTCCAGAAGGCGCACCCAGCCACACGCGATCGCCGGCGGGCGAGGCCCAGATGCCGGTGCGCCAGGTGGGTCGGTAGCCGAGTTGGAGTAACTGCTGCATGGTTACCAGAATAACACGCGGCTGTAGACTGACGTACTCTTGACACGTGGAGCCCCGATTCGGATTTGAACCGAAAACCTGCTGCTTACGAGGCAGCTGCTCTAGCCAGTTGAGCTATCGAGGCGAAGTTTTGCTCCCCGGCACCGTAATGCCGGGGAAAAGGTAAGGGGCACCCGCTTTTGTTTTGGGCCGCTTGGCACTCTGTTTACCCCCTTCGCGCATAGGCCTTTCGACCTTCTTGCCAATTTGGTGGATACGGGTGGATTCGAACCACATCTTCCTCTTTGCGAGAGAGGCGCTCTCCCAGTTGAGCTACCGACCCAAAAAAAATAAACCCGGCCACTTGGCCGGGTCGCGAGATTCGAGAAGGCTTCGAATCAGACACGACCGCGGGCCGCTGTTGCTGCGGTGGCCGTCGTCGTGGCTGTGGCGAAGAACTTCATACAGGACAAAAGGTAGCACAGAGCGGCGCTGCTGTAAAGTATCCTCATGCCGTTCAACATCAAGGGCGCGGTGGAGGTGGCACTCGAGGTCTTCGGGGGGCGGGTCACCGAGCAGATGGCAGTCGACGTGCCCGAGGGGGTGTCGCCGGACGAGCAGGACAATACCTTTGTGCCGGGGTCGGTGGCCTCGCGGCCGTGCCTGCAGCGGGTGCTGCTGAGCAGCTATGACGCCAGCACTTGCACCTACCAGAAGAGCTGCGTCTTCCCGAACGGCTGGATCCGCAACCTGTACCTGTTCTGCCCGGCGGACGCGCCGGGGGCGCTGGTGTGGGAGGACCCGATCAACGCGCCGGGGGTGGTGAATCTACTGCTGCGCGTGCCGCAGGGCAGCTATGCGAAGAGCGCGACGGCGTTTGGGCGGGAGTGGATTGCGGTCAGCGACACGCTGCACGGGGCGACGATCCCGTACCAGTGGGACGGCACCAACCTGGACCGCGCCACGCAGGACGGCCCGGCCACGCCGCCGACGGTGACCAACCTGGCGCTGCCGCCGAGTACTCTCTCGAGCTCGACGGGCGTGGTGGGGGACTTTATCATCCTGCCGGTGCTGGGGGGCGGGACGGTAGCCATCGGCGCGGGGTCCGGCGCCGCGCAGGGCTCGAGCATACCGCTGCCGGATGGCTACGAGACCGCCAACCTGATGACATGGTCCACCGCCGGCGCGGGGACGAACCCGCACGATCTGTACGGCGTGGCGGAGAGCGTGGCGCCGCTGGGCGTGCTGAATACGCTGTGGAGCATCAACAATGGCGGCGGTTCGCCGACCTTTGCGCCGACGAGCAACTGGGCGGCGGTGACGTGGTCGACGGATGCAAATGTGACGTTCAGCACGGTGACCTACGGGGGCACCACCTTCAAGGTTCTGACGTTTACGACGATTCAGGGGGACGAGCTGGCGGTGGTGACCGGGCTGCTGGCCGATGGGGCGAGCATGTATGTGCCGCCGGGGTTCAGCGATGCGAACTGGGCCAGCATGCAGGGCGCGGCGACGATCAACAGCCTGACGAATGTGCTGGATTACATCGACTGCTACTTTGGCCCGAGCGAGGGCACCGGCGGGGCGGGGACGGTGCTGACCTGCCGGTACAGCGATTTTGCGCTGAACCGGACGTATGGCTCGGCGAATGTGCTGGGCATCTTCTGGCAGCTGGGCGGCGGGGTGACGACCACGGCGGTGACGGGCGGTACGGCGGTGCTGATCCCGACGTTTACCGGGGTGACGGCGGCGGTGATTACGGCGGTGGTGCCGAATGCGGGGAGCTTCAGCATCCCGGCCGGGCATACGCTGCTGGACAGCACGACCAGCGTGCAGAGCGCGCTGGGGCCGGCGGGCAGCAACTCGGCGGTGGGCATGAGCGCGCAGGCCTGCACCGGGCTGGTCTACGGGGGTGCGTGGATCGACATTATGTCGCGCCCGCCGTGGTACGTAAACGGGAACGTATTTGCGCTGAGCACGATGGGCACGCTGAGCACCAATGACCTGACCCGCGTGAACAACACGGTGACCGCAACGACACTGCCCGGCGAGCCGCACAACCTGCAGGTGGGCTACCAGGCGCAGATCAGTGGTGTGCCGGCGACGAGCGTGGGCGGCGGGATCGCCAGCATCGTGGTGGACAACGAGAACAACCCGGGCATAGCGACGGTGACCACCGAGAGCGAGCACGGGCTGCTGCCGGAGAACCTGGTGACGATGACCGGGATTGAGGGCGCGGCGGTGGGTGGCTTGGCGACGACGGTGCGCGCCGGCGGGATTGTGACGGCGACGCTGACGGACCCGGCGAACCTGCAGCCGGGGTCGCTGGTGACGATTGACGCGGTGGAGGATGCGAGCTTCAACGGCAGCTATGCGGTGCTGAGCGTGCCCAGCCCGACGACCTTCACGTACTACCAGACGGATGCGGATGGCAGCAGCACAGGGGGCACCGTGGCGCTGGCGTGGCCGATTCCGTCGACGGGCACGCCGGTGACCTACGAGGTGCTGAGCGCGCCGACGCCGACCAGCTTCCAGATCGCGCTGAACTATGCGGACGGCGAATGGAGCGGCGGCGACGTCTACTTCGGATGGGACGGAACTTTTTATGTTACCAAGGTAATCGACCCGCTGACCTTTCAGTATCAGCAGTACGGGCCGGATGCGACGAGCTCGGCTGCGGGGCAGGTGACGCCGTTTGGGCAGGCGGCGCCGGGCAAGCACCTGTGCCGGGTCACGTTCCTGACGCGCAACGGCGCGGTGCTGAAGTCGAGCCCCTGGGTGCAGTTCATTGCGAACGGCGGGCAGTACCTGCAGGTGGAGAACATCGCCATCGGCCCGGCGGGGGTGACCGCGGCCCGGATTGTGGAGTTTACCGGGGCGGACGGAAGCTACTTCTTCTACCTGCCGGTGCAGCCGCAGGTGAATGGGCTGATTGTAGGCACGGCCACGCAGATCAATGACAACACGACGACGTCGGCGGTGTTCGACTTTGGGGACCCGAGCCTGTTTGCGGGCATCGCAACCAGCATCCCGGGGAATGACCTGAACAGCCAGATTGTGCTGGACGGCGCGCTGGGCTTTGGGCTGTACGGCACGCGGCTGATCACCTATGGGCAGCGGAACCGGCTGCAGACGCTGCTGAATATGGGGTTTGACGGCGGATATGTGCCGAGCGCGCCGACAGTGCCGACCGGCTGGACCGTAGGGACGGACGGCTACGGCAGCCTGGGTGCGGGGCTGCTGTACGGCGGATGGGTGATCGACGCGCCGGCCACAGGGGTGCAGGCCGGAGTGCTGAGCCAGGGAGCGTACCAGGCGCAGAACGGCAACCCGATTCTGACAGCCAGCACGGATTACCTGCTGCGGGTGTGGCTGCAGGCGAGCGCGGCGGATGCGGGGCTGAACTTCTACGCGACCCTAAGCAGCGCGTCGACGGGCTTTACAGCCACCGCGACGGTGAACGGGGCGGGGATGAGCACCACCGGCGGCTGGTTCACGGTGGCGCTCGATGACACGATGCCGGAGACCATCCCGGAGGACATGCTGCTGACGATCTATGCGACCAGCAGCGAGAACGCGCTGACGCTGACGGTGGATGAGCTGAGCCTGATCTACGCGCAGACGCCGTACCTGGACCTGGTGCTGTTCGGGAGCTACGGGAACAATCCGGAGGGGATGGACGGAGTGAGCGGCAAGTTTGGGCCGGTGACGGACACGCGCAAGGTGATGGACTTTGGGGTGCTGCGCGAGACGTTCTACATGCTGACGCAGGACCCCACCGGGCGGGTGCATGAGACCACGGACAACGGCACTACCGAGCCCAGCGGGTGGGATGTGAACGAGGTGGGCGCGAACTGCGGCGCGCTGAGCGCGTTCAGCCTGACGAAGAGCCAGGCGGACGACACTGCGGCGAGCGGCGGCGAGGAGTGGTTTGTGTACGCGAGCTCGTCGGGATCGCGGATTTTTGGGGGTGCGTACCCGGACAAGATCAGCCAGGAGATCCAGCCGGACTGGGCGGGGATCAACCCGGCGGCCGCGCTGACGATATGGAGCCTGAATGACCCGGTGGGCCGGGCGATCTACACCGGCGTGCCGCTGGGCGCGGCCACCGCGCCGAACAAGGTGCTGTTTATGAGCTACCGGCAACTGGACAGCGCGCAGGCCATCGCGCAGAGTCCGCCGTTCCGGGTGAGCTTTACCGGCAAGCTGATTGCGACGGACAACAGCCGAAAGTGGAGCCTGTGGAACGTGCAGGCGAACTGCGGCGCGCTGATGTACCGCGCGGCGGGGGCGCTGAGCGTGGTGCTGGGCGGCGGCAACGGGCAGACGCCGGGGCTGGCCGCGGGCTATGGGCAGGTGTACACGCTGAATCCCGCGAAGTACACCGACGACGACTATGGGCAGATGTTCCCGTACTACTTCACCTGCGCGATGCCGACCAGCCAGCAGGAGCAGGCGCTACAACTGGGCGGCGGGCAGAAGGAGCTGATGTATCTGACCGCGTATGTGCAGTGGGTGGGGCAGATGACGGTGACGGCGTACCCCAACGCGCTGAGCAACCCGTGGAGCCTGAACTGCGTGCGCACGGTGAGCCAGGAGAACTTTGACCTGGAGTGGGGCGGGGCGTATGCGCGGGGGAGCCGGATATTCCTGAAGTTCGCGCCGATTCCGCTTGCTGATACCACGGATGTTTACTACAATTTGCAGAGGCTGGCGGCGTACATGGCGCCGGCGGCGAGGCTGAAGGTACGAGGTGCGGCGCAATGAGCACGGGCACGGCAGAACGACCGATTTTATTCAGCGCACCGATGGTGCGGGCTATCCTTGAAGGCCGCAAGACGCAGACGCGGCGCGTAGTGAAGCCGATACCAGAGCTAGAACAAGAGCCGGATACGGTTCTAAGCAATTGGTCGTGGGGCAACGGGCGCAACGCGAACGGAGATCCGAATTCACTGGCAGATGCCCAGCGTTACGGTTCGCCCGGGGACCGCCTGTGGGTGCGGGAGACATGGAACGCTGGTAACCCCGCGCACCCCTCGGGCATTGGAATCATGTTTGACGAAAAACCGCGCGAGGGGATGAAGCTGGTCTATCGCGCCGACCCCGAAAGCGAAACCTACGTGCCCGAAATCCCATGGCGATCACCGATCCACATGCCGCGCTGGGCCTCGCGCATCACGCTGGAGATCGCTGAGGTTTGGGTACAGCGGTTGCAGGAGATCGGCGAAGAGGATTGCCGCGCCGAGGGTATCTGTTTGTTGAAGACAAACTGCGATGGAGAATGCGGTCAGACACCCTGCGGCATTTCAAGGCAACCGTTTATGACGCTGTGGGACTCCATCAACGGCAAGAAGCACCCGTGGGAGAGCAACCCGTGGGTGTGGGCGGTGACATTCAACCGAGTTGAGGCCTAATGCCCCTGAAGATCCGCAATCTCGACTTTCTGCGCAACCTGAGCGTGGATGCCAGCGGGGAGCCGCAAGCGGCGCTGGCGCGGATGGGGCAGACGATCAGCCAGTTGGGGCCGCGGCTGTATGAGGCGCTGACGGACCTGCGGGGCTTCCACCAGAACATCGCGCAGCAGACCAACGCCAGCCCCACGGGCGAGCCGCAGCCGCCGCCGGCGCTGAACGGCTTCAAGGTGACGGCCGACGCGAACGGCTATCACCATGTGAGCTTTACGGATAACAACGAACTCTACCGCGGGGTGCGGTACTACGCGCTGCATGCGGACAACCCGCAGATGCGCGGTGCGCTGCCCACGCAGGCCAGCGGGACGGAGCTGCGCAACCACATGGAGCATCTGGGGCCGGCCACGCGCTACTGGATGGGCTACAGCGCGTATCCATGGAGCGCGCCGAACCAGCCGCTGTACCACGGCGGCGCGCAGCCGATCGCGGTGACCGGCGGCAGCGGGACGGGCGCGCCGGAGTTTCAGCCGAGCCAGGGCATGGGCACTGGCACGCCGGGCGTGGCGCTGAGCGGGCCGGGGCCGGTGGCGTTCCGGTCGGCGACGGGTGCGCCGCCGGTGAAGGCGGCGGGGTGAGGCTATGAAAATTCTGAAAGTGGACGGTAAGGTTTTGTGTGTGGGACTGTGGAGTAAGCAGTTCCGTGGATGGCGAATCGAGCGCGGACCCTTTGGAACCTGGTCAATCGCGGCTGGGGTAATTCGGGTCCAGTGGCAGTTACTTCGATGGCTGTAAAAAGCAAGAGCACGGAGGCACGATGGACGTTACGGAGATGGCATGCGGGGGTTGCGGCATGAAGGTTCAGGTCCAAATTGAGCCGATAGGTGGGTTAGCGGCCTACAGCTATCTGAGCAACTCATTTTTCCAGCTCGTCCGCGAGATGATGCACGATCATCAAGACTTCGCCGATATTGATTGCCCGGCGTGCGGTGAACACTGGCATTTTCTCAACAGCGCACCACTACTGCCACAGATTGGCCACGCATGACCCTGCGGCCGATGGAGCCGCGGGACGTGGCGGAACTGCGGACGTTGTATGATGAGGGCGCGGTGCAGGATGGCTGGCTTGGCTGGCTCGGGCCGGACGTTCTGGAGCCGTATGTGCTTGTGGATGAGGACGGCGCGCTGCTGGGAGCGATGGCGGCGCGGTTGGTGCCGGAGTTTGTGCTGGTGCTGGGCAAAGGGCATCCGGCGGCGCGGATGAGCTGGCTGCGGCGGCTGGCGGGTACGGTGAAGGCGAGGCTTTTGGCGCGCGGGTACAGGAGGGCGCTGGCAGTGCTGCCGGCAGACCTGGCCCGACCCTGGGGACGGCGGCTGCAGCAGTTGGATCCACGCTGGCAGCCTGGGCACGTTTTGTACGTGTACGTCGCGGAGGGCGCGGATGAGCAAGGGGACCGGGGCGCAGAAGGACCTATTCGCGAATAGCGGCACCGGCGACACGATCGCAAACACATCCATGGGGAACGCCGCGAGCCTGTATGGGACGGCGGTACCGGCGCTGACGGCCGAGGCGACGGCGCCGGCCGGGATTGCGGCCCCGGACCTGGCGAAGATGACGACCAGCGCGGAGCAGAGCGCGGGTGGCAGCAATGCCGGGGCGGTGGGGCAGGGCAGCCTGCTGGCAGCGCGGACAAAGAACGCGGGTACGGCGGATGCGGCGATCGCGAAGTCTGCGGAGAAGGCCGGACAGACGCTGGGCGGCGAGAACCTGGACATCCAGGGCATGAACACCAAGACCAAGCTGAACCAGCAGCAGGAGGGCCTGAGCGGGCTCGAAAACCTGTATGGGACGAACGTGCGCAATGAGGTGCCGGGACTGGATGCGTCGAATACGGCGCTGAAGGACGAGTATCAGGCGCCGCAGAGCTTCTGGCAGCGGACAGGGCAAGACATCGCCACGCAAGGAATCGACAGCTTATTAGATTTTGGGCTAGGAAAGGCCGGGCTACCAATTCCGGGGTAAAGTATGGGAGCGTTCGCAGGGCTGCCGCAGCCCGCCACAAGCAATCCGATGGTCGCCGAGCTGCTGAATCTGAGCCCGGGCGCGAAGGCTGCGCTGGCAGGCGCGGCAGGCGCCGCAGGCGCGGCAGCAGGACCACAGCAGGTCCCGGCAGGGAATGCCGCACCTGCGCCCGTGGCGGGGCCACCGCCTCCGGGACGGCTGCTGCCGATGGCGATGCCGCAGGGCGCGGCACGGATGGACGCTGGCGGGGCTGTAGCGGGCGCGGCGATGCCGCAGCTGGGCGCGGCCCCGGCGCCGGCGCCGAGCCTGCCTAACGTGAAGGCCCCACTGGGTACGGCGGATGGGGATATGGCCGAGCGGGCGCGGCTGATCGAGACCGGGCCAGCGACCAGCCAGATTGCGGGGAAGATTGAGAACTCGGGCTTTGGGCAGGACCACCCGAAGCTGGGGCGGCTGCTGGGCGACCTGGCGGAGGTGCCGGCGCGCATCGGCGACACGCTGCTGAGCCGCGCTCTACCGGGGCTGGCGAGCGCAATCCCCGGCACGGAGGCGCGCCACAACTACCTGCTGAATCAGGCGGATACGCACATCACGCAGGACCAGAAGGCGGCCCAGCAGCAGGCGGCTACCGCTGACACGAAGGCCCAGACTGCCGAGCGCGAGGAGTTGGGCGAGAAGTATGGGGTCGCAGCAGAAGCCGACCGGCCGTTTGACGTGACGCCGGAGATGGCCGAGGCGGCGGGTGTGCCGGAGCTCGCCGGGCAGAAGGTGAGCCAAGCGACGTACCAGAAGCTGTTCGGCGGCACGCAGACCAACGCTACGCGCGAGGAGGTTGGCGCGGGGCATGATGCTGCGGGGGTGCAGAAGCAGCAGATGAAGGATGACGCGGCAGCGCTGCTGAACTCGGAGAAGATACCCCAGCGGGACGACCATTATATTTCGATACTGACCAAGCCAGTCGGAGAACGCACGCCAGCAGATCTGGCGTATCAGCAGGCTTATGAGCAGTACATTCACACCACGAAGACGGTGCCGGGGCTGGCGCGCGCCAGCTACATGATGCAGATGCCGATTGCGGTGGCGGACCCGAACAACCCGGGCGGCGAGGTGTTTATGACCCGCAAGGATGCCATCGGGCAGGGCGCGCCGGGCGGAATTGGGACCAAACTGCCGCAGAGCGTGGCGAAGGACCTGGCGACCGGGCCGGACGGCAAGCTGCTGACCAACATCCGCACGGCGGACGCGCATATCCAGCAGCTGCGCCAGATTGCGCTAGCCCTGCATAACGGCGAGGTGCCGCTGTTGAATGAGCTTGCCAATAACTATGCGCAGGCAACCGGCGACCCAGCACCGGTGAACTTCCAACTACTCAAAACGGCGCTGGCGGGAGAGATTGCGAAGACGACGACAGGTGGCGTGGCAACGAACGAGGAGACCAGCGAGCTAACCAAGGCGATCAACGCGAGCGAGAGTCCGGAGCAGATATTCGGCGTGACGGACGCGGCGCACAGGCTGATGCAGAGCAAGGGCGACCAGATTATTCAACAGCTCCAGCGGACGCCGCAGAACACGCTGAATGCGGGGGGCGGCAAGGGCGCGGGGAAGGCTGATTATGTGTATGTGACCGGGAAGGGTCTGGTGAAGCAGTAATGCCTGTGCGCGTGAAAATGCCGGATGGCAGTGTTGCGGAGTTCCCGGACGGGATGGCCCCTGCTGACATTGAAAAGGCCATTACGGAGCACATGGCCAGCGCAACCACCGACAATGTGCGCCCGGCGGGTCTGCCGGAGGGCGTGGATCTGCCGGGGTTCCGGACGCGGGAGCCTGCGCACGTGGAGGCTCCGGTGTCGGCGCAGCTTGGCGCGGCGGCGAACCGGCTCCTGCCGGCGCTGGGACACTATGAGATGGGCGGCGTCCGGGGGCTGGCGAACACGGCGGAGCATACGATGGCGCTGCGTGACCGCGTGCCGCGTCCGGTGCGGGCGCTGCTGACGGGCGATGTGGGGCGGAATGCCACGCCGGAGGAGATGTCCGCGATCCACGACCTGGCCACGCCGCGGAACACGGGCGAGGCGGTGGGGCGTGGTGTGGAGCAGGCGGCGGAGTTTCTGCTGCCGACGGGCGTGGAAGAGGGCGCCGGTCGGGTTGGTGCCGGACTGCTGGAGCATCTGCTGCCGGAGGCGCCGGGCGCTGCGCGCGCTGCGGGGGTTGGCGGCCGGCTGCTGGGCGGGGCTGTGCATTCCGGCGGGATCAATGCGGCGCAGGGCGGCGGTTTCCTACCCGGAGCGGCCATGGGCGCAGGCGGCAGCGCGGCGGGGCAGACGCTGGAGCATATTGCGGTGCCGCTGGCGGAGAAGGCGCTGAACGTGCGGGCGGTGGACCGCGCACTGGGGCGGACGCCGGGGCGGGCCATCCTGGATGAGACGACTGGGCTGACGCCGCGAGCGGTGGCGGACCAGGCGAGCCAGCGGGTGAGTGACCTATCCACGGGCGTGGAAAAGGCGCTGGATAAGGCCCCCGACGGGAGCCTTCTACCGGCGCGGCAGGTGGCACAGGACTTTGTGGACACGGCAGTGGCGCGGAACTCGCCCGAGAGTATCCGCCGGACGGGTGCGCTGCGCAACGTGCTGACGACGAAGTTTGGCGAGGATGCGAAGCCGGTAGAGGTGCCGAAGTACGGGGACATCCCAAACCCGAACGGTGCGCACAGCCTGCTGGACGAGTACGCGAATGGCGGCTACCCGATTGCGCCGATGCGCGGCCAGGTGGGTACAGAGCCAGCGGAGTACCCGCCCTATGTGCCGGCGCGCACGCTGCTGGACCTGAAGCGCGGCGTGGGCGAACAGGCACAGGCCTTCAATCCCAACGTCCCGAATAAGCTCGGCGACAGTGCCCGTGCGGCGATCTACCATGCGCTGGACAGCCAGATGGACGAGCTCGCGCCGGAGACCGAGGGCATGAATACGCGGATGAGCAGCCTGATCCCGGTGGGGGACCGTGCAGCTGCGACGGACCTGAACGCCGGCGTGCTGCACCGGATGCTGGGGCGGTTTGGTGCGCCGACGGGCGCACTGCTGGGCATGGGCGGTGGACTCGCCTACGGCGAGCATAAGGCCGGAGTGCCGGGAGCGCTGGTGGGTGCCGGTGTGGGGCTGGCCGCGCCGGAGCTGCTGACGAACCCCACCACCCTGCTGACGATGGCCCGTGCGGCGGACTCGCCGGCGGCGCAGGGCGCGATCAAGGCCGGTGAAGGTGGTTTGCTACAGTTGAATCGTCCGGTGCCGCAGGAGCAGCGGCTGATGGTGCCGGGTGACCCCTCGCAGGGTGTGACGCCGGTGGTGCTGCCGGCATACCCCGGAATGATGACCCCACAGCCAACGCGGCTGCTGCCGCAGGGAGCGCAACAGTGAGACTGAGTGTGAAGCGGGTAACGGTGCTGGTGGTGCTGGCGATTGCGGCGGTGCTGTGCTTTGGCACGCTGCGGGCGTGTGCGCAGAGCTATGTGCGGTATGACTACCAGTCGACCACGGTGCAGGCCCAGGGCGGGAACCTGCTGCCGGTGTACGCCATCCCCGGCGCGACGATCCGGTTCTTTTCCTGCTCGGGCGCGAGCGCGGCCACCTGCACCACGCCGCTGACGACTTACACCAGCGCCAGCGGGACGAGCTGCGGGACGAGCACGCCGGTGGTGCTGCAGGGCTCGAGTACCTGCGTGGGCACAGCGGACCCCTATGGCAACTTCGGGGCGTGGATGGCGCCGTGCTCCAGCGGCAGCTACGGCTACGCATGGAAGCAGACGATCGGCACAACGACCTATCCCGCCTTCCAGTTCTGCCCCGGCGGGTACGGCGGCGGGGGTGCGCCAGGCCCCACAGGGCCGACGGGCGCAACCGGACCCAGCGGGGCGACGGGCAATACAGGGGCGACGGGCGCAACCGGTGCAACCGGCGCTGCGTCGACGCCGACGAATAATACGGTGAGTTGCGCGAGTTCGGTGACGCTGTCCGGGGTGGACCGGACGGTGAACGCGCTGAATCTGAGCTGCAATGTGAGCAGCAGCACAATCGCCAGCGGCGCGGCCGGGGCGTGCATTGTGGTGCAGATCAACCAGGTGGCGAGTTATACGTTCGCGTGGCCCGCGAATATGACGGGGACCTTTGTGCCTGGCGCGGCGGGGATCAACAGCGGGACGTTCTGCTGGAGCACGACCTACAGCCAGTGGGAGGGGTCAGGCGCGGCACAGCCACCGGGCCAGGGGCCAGCCCTAGTCTCCGCACCCACAGGCTCGCAGGTAGTTACGCAGCCGTCTGGTACGAACTTTGGCGTGGTGCATACCTATACAGCTGGGAGTGGGGGTGTGACGCAGGGGCAGTTGGTCACGATGGCGACGGCTGCGAATACGGTCATTACAACGCCAAGCCTCTTTGGGACTTATCCGATTGGGTTCGCTACACAGACCGCATCTGCATCCTCTCCGGTGACGGTTCAAGTAAGTGGTGCTTCCGCCTCATGTCTTTTTGACGGAACGACAGTTGTTGGGGATGCTGTTGTTGTCTCGCTAAGCATCGCTGGTGATTGCCATGATTCTGGAACTACCAACCCCATACCCTATGCATTGCCATTTGGGGAAATCATTATTGGCGCAGTGGAGCAGGTTGTTACTGTTGGACAGATAGGGAAGGTGCAGGTGTCACCCTATTTTGCCACTGGAATGGCTGGGACGGTTGTAAATTATGGAACCGCATGGGCATCAGTCGCTTCGCAGGTTATCGTTTCAGATGGCGGAGCTAACAACAACGGAATCAGTCGCAGCGGCAAAGCCCTTCTGGGCAGCGGTGCGGGGGTGCCCACAGGCCCAAGCTCCACCACCAACGGCGATGCGGCAATCTACACTGGGACGGCAGGGCAGCTTGCCGACGCAGGCTCACCCCCCTGCACGGTAGCATCGCCCTGCTCTCCAGCATCCCTCTCGACGCTCGGCTATATCCTCAACCAGACCACCTTTCCCGGCAGCAGCTTGCCTTCAGGCTTTACGGCCAACGGAACCACTCCGACCGTATCGAGCGGCGTGCTGCATTTTACGGGCGGGGCGGGGAACTTCACACAGACCCTCGACTACGGCAACACGACGACCCTCCAGCAATGGTGCGTGGTGGAGAATGTCACGGCTCCGGCGACAGGCTCGACCTCCTATGGCTTTGGGGCGGGCACGCGGAGCAATCAGACATTCAGCGACTACTACAGCATGACCAGCCAATTCTCCTTTGCCAGCGCGGATGCCGGGACTGTCTACCTGCACGCCTCCAGCACGTCAGGCAGCGGAAGCAACCAGCCTACTATCGCCACCAGCGCCTCTGTGCTGGCATTCACCACTGGCGACAACATCCAAATGACAACCTGCCGCAACTATGACCAGTTCACCGCCAGCGCGACAGATACGACCAGCGGCGTGGGGCCAGTCAGTGTGAGCTACCAGTTCGGTTTGATCTACACAGGCTCACCCGTTCCGTCCCTCCCGAACACAGGCAAGTTCGCGCTCTACAATCTGGGCGGAACCTACACGGTGTCTTCGATGTCCATTACCTCAACGGTGCAGCAGGGCGACCAGGTGATGTTTGTGGGTGACTCTAAGACGGCAGGATATTGGGCCGGAAACATGCCGCAGGACTGGCCGCAGCTTATGACTGCGGGGGTGAAGGCGAATACCGAGGCTGGCGGCGCGGACACGACCTCTGACGTGCTGAACAATCTGACGGAGATCGAGAGCCTTTCCCCGAAGGCGGTTGTGTTGAATATCGGGCGCAACGACCTCTGCGCCTTCAGCGTTTCACTCGGCACGATTGAGACGAACTATGCCAGCATCGTGAGTCAGCTTGTGGCGCACGGAATCACGGTATACAACCTGCTCCCGCTGTACGAGACGGCCTGCGACCAGAGCACACTTACGGCTTGGATTCTGTCCACCTACCCGACGACCAGCTTCACTGCGAACCTGCAAAATTATTCATCGAGTTATGTGCTGGTAGGGGACAACATTCATCCGTCGCCAGCGGCGCAACCCATCATCGCCAATGCGGTTGCAGCATGGCTCCAGCAGCAAAGCGTCCCATTCAACTATCAGAGCTATGCGAAGAACTTTGCCGTGCTGCCGGACGCAAAGTTTGGGGCGGTGCAGAGCACCGGAGGAACCTTCAGCGACGGCACGCAGGGCATGTATGTCGGGCCGTACAGCATCGGCGCGGGGTTCGGTGCGCTGTACCCCTATGGGGTTACGCCGAGCATGACCAATTACGCCTTCGCGACCAATGGCACCTATGGAATCGTCAACGGAGCGACGGAAGTAGACCTGAAAATCGCAAATGTTCAGGCTTTTGGATGCACAACATCTACTTGCACGTCGTCCCATAACTTCGTAGCTCCGTCCGTACAGGCTACAGCCTTGGGTACAGGCATAGTCCACAGCTCCAGCGCTGGCCTGTTCTCCTCCAGCGCGGTGAACCTTGCCAGCGAGGTGACGGGGCAGTTGCCAATCACGGCAGTAGGCAGCGCGGGCCTGAGCGGGACTTCGCCTATCTCGGTGGCCGCAACGGGTGTGGTGAGTTGCCCGACATGCGCCGTCGCTGCTGTTTCCAATGCCATCACCAGCGCGACGGGCGGCTCCGGCACGGGAACCATCACCTGCCTGACGGCGAGCTGCACCAACCTCGCGGGCACTTATAGCGTTGCAGGTGGCACCTTCACCACGGGCACGTTCCTGACGCTGGTGTGGCCTACGACAACAACAGCCTACGACTGCACGGTGGTTATGAATGGCGGGTCTGGGTTCCTGGGGCTTGGGCATGGCGTTGCCACCGCTACAGGCATGACGGTGACCGCAGCGGTGAGCATTTTAGGGCTGACAGTGACTTTTGATTACCGATGTGGGCCGAACTGAGGAGGCAAGCGATGGACGGAAAACCGTACGACCCGCTGTATCTGGTAGCAAAGCTGACGGCCTCCGGGCTGCTGATACCGAACCGGAGGGCGGTATGCAGGATGGCAGCACGTCTTGGGGTGGCAGCACCCTATGGAGAGAAGAAGGTGCAGAGATTGGCGATCAGCGTGAAGCGCAAGCTGGAGCCGACGCTTGACCCGTGGCTGGTTTGAGCAACAAAGCGGGTTTGAGAGGCCCGCTGCACCACACCCTTGCGGCAGTAATAGCCGAGGCTGAAGGACGGGCGGGTGAATGAGATTGAGGATGGAAGCTGTGGTGAGAGGGCTGCGGATTCTTTACATAGTGGCGGCGTTTGGCGGGTCGCTGGCGATGCGCATCGGCGGCGGCATGGCCTATGCGCAGGCAGCGCAGGAGCCGAGCTTTACGCAGAGTATTCCGCTGGAGGATGAGGGCAACCGGCGCGACCGCACCGAGGAGGCCCTGGCGGTGCGCGTGGACCAGCTGGATGAGCGAGTGAGCACGATCCAGGGCATAGGGAGCGGTGCGCTGGGGGTGCTGGGGGTGCTGCAGCTGATGGGGCTGATTGCCAGCGCGAAGGCGCGGAGAGGGCAGGCTGGTGATGTTCAATGATCGCAAGCTGAGTGCGGCGGGGCTGGCGCTGCTGGAGAGGTTTGAGGGCTGCCGGCTGGAGGCCTATGCGGACGGTGGCGGCGTCTGGACCATCGGCTACGGGCACACCGGACCGGAGGTGCGCGAGGGGCTGACCTGGACGCAGGAGCAGGCCTCTGCGGCGCTGCTGGCGGACACGAAGGATGCCCATGATGCGGTGAACCTGGCGGTGACAGCGCAGATCGGGCAGAACCGGTTCGATGCGCTGGCGAGCTTTACCTACAACGTGGGGATCCACGCGCTGGACAAGAGCACGCTGCTGCGGGAGCTGAACGCGGGGAACGTGATGGCAGCGGCGGCGGAGTTTCTGCGCTGGGACCGCGATGCGAAGGGCAACGTAGAGAAGGGGCTGTTCAACCGGCGGGTGGAGGAGCGGGATCTGTTTATGAAGCCGGACGTGTAACATCAGGGAATAGGCAATAGGGAGCAGGGAGTAGAAGAAGCACGGCGAGGAGGCGGCGGTGAATACCAACCTGGGCGCGGAGCTGGTGCGGAACTCGACGGGATACTTCCTGGTGCTGGTGGGCGTGAGCATCATCGGGCTGGGTGCGCATTACAAGATCGACAAGCTGGTGGACACCGGCGGGATGCTGGTCTCGGCTGCGCTGCTGGCCTTCCAGGCCAAGCACACGCCCGACGGCAACACCACGACGACCCAGGTGACCGTGCCGCCGCCGGCGATAGCGGCCCCGGTGGCGGACCCAAACGCATGAACCGGAGCCCGTTCATCAGGACTCCGGGGGGCGCAGTGGTGCCGGTGAGACAGGCTGGATTGCTGCCTCCGGCTTGGACGGCAGGAGCGGCAGAAACGATAACGGCAGCACAACCAGCAGCAGAGGTACAGGAGACGAATATGGCAAGCGCAGCAGTACCCGTAGCAGCGGCCGCACCGGCGGCAGCGAAGAAGCCGAGCTTTCTGACGAAGCTCGGCCAGGACTTCAAGGGCGTCTTTGCCTTTCTGACCAGCACCAAGGGAAAGGCCATCGTGCAGCTCGCCGAGGGCGTGGTAGAGGACATTGTGCCCGGCGCGGCCGGCGCAATCAACCTGCTGAACAGCTGGGGCACGGAGGCGATCAAGACCGAAGCGCTGGCCGCAGCGGCCGGCGAGGCCATCGGTACGGGCCCACAGAAGGCCGCGCTGGCGCTGCAGGCGGTGACGCCGCAGGCGCTGGCTTTTGCGACGGCCAACGGGCTGCCTGCGCCCACAGCAGCGCAACTGGCGGCGGCTAACGATGCGGTGGTGGCCTTCCTGAACATCTGGGGCGCGATTGCGCCGGCACCAGCACCACCCGCCGCAGCGCCCGGCAGCTAAGCGAAGGGTGGGCGAAAGGGCTATAACCCACAGAGAGGAACGCGGCGTAACTGCCGCGTTTTCTTTGCCTGATGGTGGTTTTCCACTTTCCCGAGCGGGAGGGCTGTGGACGGCCTGTGGAGGGACTGTGCAGATCGGCTGGAATTTTATTTTTGCACGGTTTGGGTGGGTTTTCCGAGGACTTGCACATTTTTATCCACAGCGGTAAAGTGGTGGGGACGCGGGGAGGAACGGCTTTTCCGCGTTTTGCACGACAACGGCTACTACGGCGGTATATGTCTTTTGTTCTGAATAGGTATTGACCGACGTAGTACCGTGGGTCACGCTAGCAGGAACGGCAAGCAACGGATGCGAACGAGGCACGGGATGAGAGCAGGCGGCACAGCAGGCAGGGTGGTAGTTCTGAGCGATAGGGCCGTTCCAGCCGAGCCCGACCAAAGAACGGTCGGTTCGCACGGGGTGGTGCCAGCCGGCTTGACGTGCCTGGAACTGGTGGTGGCGGGGATACCGCCGAGCGGAAATCACTACAAGGTGCCGGGGCTGAAGTTTGCGGGTGGCGGCCGGCGGGCGTTCGGGTTTCGGCTGACGCGCGAGGCGCAGGACTTCCGCAACGCGGTGGCGCTTGCGTCCCGCGGCCGGACGATCGCGCCGCCGGCGCTGCCGCGGGGCCTGCGGGACAAGGTGCGCTACGCGCTGACGGTGACGGTGACCCTGGGGGCGGGGCAGCGGGGGGATGGGGACAACTTCTGGAAGTGCATCGCGGACAGCCTGCAGGCGGCAGGGGTGATCCACAGTGATGCGCGGGTGCGCCGGTGGGTGCTGACGGTGGAGGATGGCGACCGGGAGAACCCAAGGACCGAGATCTGCGCGGAGGTGCTGTGATGGGGGCGCTGGCGGCGGTTCCGTTCGAGCGGGGGGAAGCGGTGCAGGACCGGCAGCTGGTGGTCTATGGCGTGCCGGTGGCGGGTGGGATGACGCTCGAGGAGATTGCGCAGGAGCTGGGGACCACGCGGCAGCAGGTATATGTGATCCAGGAGCGGGCGATGCGCAAGCTGCGGAGGTCGCCGGAGGCGCGCGGGCTGCTGGAGTTTGTGAATTACGAGCTCGCCGACGCGCCGCGGGCGGTGAGCTTCTTTACGAAGATCAGCGGGCCGCGCGGGGCGCTGCTGCGGGCGCTGGTGGCGGAGCGCGATGGGCCGCTGGTGAAAGAATGGCAGGGTGAGGCAGGGAAGTGCAGGGGTTAGTGGGTGAGGGTGTAGATGAGGTAGCCCAGAGAGAAGAAGATCCCGCAAAAGTACAGCAGAATGAAGAGCAGGGCGCCCCAGGCCAGGACCCTGCGCCAGAGAGCGATGCGCTGAGGCGGGCGGGGATTGTAGATGGTGAGCATAAAGTTATCCACAGATTTATTTGATTTTGGGGGCTTGACACGTTGTACAGGGATTAGGGAATAGGGGTTAGTGAACAGCGGGGCGCCCCCTGCACGACCGCACCTTGCAGGGCTTGCGAACGTGCACGTGACAGTGCTTCACGGACGGCGGGTGGGGCATGACCGCTGCTTTGTTGGCTACGTCAAGGGAATCATCCCATTCGTCCAGAATCTCCTTCTTCTCTTTCATATCGCTGTCGTACTGCGCGGCCTGGGACTTGAGCAGGTAGTTGATTACCTCGTCCAGCGTGTGCCCGTCAGCGATCTTGCAGTCCTTCACCTTGTTGCTATCCGCCGTGGCGCAAGTCATTAACGGCGGGGTGTAGATGCTGTCCGCCAAAAAGAAGGACGGCATGACGGGGGCGGTAGTTATGCAAGCCCCATCCGCACACCCAACAATTAGGCCGGACGACGGCTGTACCTGTGGCAGTTGCGTGGATACAGTCGGCCAGCACCGTTGCATGAACCCATCTCGCGGGCCGTGCGTGTCTCCGCCAACATACCCATCTGGGCAAGTGGACTGCGGCATCTTCGCGCAATCGTCGCGGAACTTCTTCTCTTGCTCCGGCGTGGAATCAGCGAACCCCGGCGTTCCGTTCGGGATGAAGACGCAAGCGTGAAGCTCCACAGGGACAGAGCCATCAGACACTTGCCCGGTATACATTACAGCGCGGTCGGCTGGCGTGGACACCTGCGGGTGCATCAGGGCGAGAGCGACGGCGAGGATGATGGGCATGGGCGCTCCTATTTGCGGTGAATGCATTTAGTTAGAGTCCAACCGCCGAGCGGCCGGGATGGGTGGGGATGGTGTCGGGGTCGGGCTCGCAGAGGACGGAGTCGCCGTCGGGTTCGACCTGGCAGGTCCAGCGGGAGTCAAAGCCTGTGGGGTGTGGGCCGTCGGGCGCGGAGCCTTTGACGTCGGGATCCAGCAGGGGGCAGTAGAGCCTGCCGGCGAGATTGGCCTTGACGCCGGTCCAGGAGGGGTAGCTGTAGCAGGCGAAGGTGACGCCGGCCAGAAGGGTATCGGGGAAGGCACGCTGAGACACAGCCGGGCACGGGTGCGCGGGGGATTTGCAGGGCTGCTGGGCGTGGGCGCAGCCGGTGGAGAGCCAGACCACCACCACGACAGCCACGGCGGCACAGAGCCAGCCGAGGACGCGCTTGAGGGTGATGGGGCGGGGCGGGCGTTCCCATGCGAGGCGGTTGATGTCGGCGCGGCGCTGGATGAGCGCCTGAATGTCCGGGTCGTTTGCTTCCGCCATCATGCGCGCGGAGCGGATGCGGTCGCGTTCAGAAGAGGTAGCCATGAGGTGGGATCCTTTCGAGATCGAGGATGGGGACGATGGGTTGCGGGTCGCCGATTGCTGCGTCCAGCATACCGCTGAGATGGGTGAAGCCAGGAGAGGCAGGGTCGGGCAGGGCGGTGCAGGGAGGGTCCGAGAGGCCCAGGGGCAGCGCCATGGTGCGGAGGGTGGGGTTGGCGCAGGAGATGTGGCGGACGCGGCAGCCGTCGATCTGCCAGCGGTGCCCGCGCTTGATGTGACCGGTGCAGTCGGCGCAGATTCTCATGGGACCAGCACCCGAACTTCGTCCCATGTCTTGAATCCGAAGAACGCCAGGAAGTAGGGTTGCTTGCCGTCACGTGCGAGGATGTCTATGCCTTGAATCTCGGAGGCAGCTTCCGCCGCAGCCCCGGCCGCAGCCCCGGATGCCGCCGCGCCCGCCGCAGCCCACGTCGCAGCCCCCGCCGCAGCCCCGGATGCCGCCGCGCCCGCCGCAGCCCACGCCGCAGTCCACGCCGCATCCCTCGCCAAGCCGCCCACCGCCGCATCCCTCGCCAAGCCGCCCACCGCCGCATCCCACGCCGCAGCCGAAAGCCCGTCCAGATGCAACCAGAACGCCAGCAGCAGCGGAGCCTTATCGCCTACGATCTGCTCAGGGTTGGACAGTACGATTTGCGGAGCGCCGCCTACCTTGTCGGTGACGTTGCGGAGTAGCACAGAATGGGTGCGCGAGATCCCGAGAATCTTCGCCACCTCCGCGTCTGCGTTGAATTGCGTCATGGCGCGAAGCTGGTCGTCTGTGAATCCAGCGCAGTGCAGTACATCGCCTTGCGCGCAATAGCAGCCCTCAGCGTCAATCAGGCTACCCCTGAATAACGGGCGGTCGCGTCCCGTCCAGCGTTCGATCATTGTTTCGATTGTGGGTGGCATAGCTGTGCCTTTCAATTCCCGTAGTACGCCGCGGACCAGTCAGGGCGCGGGTTGGGGTTAGGGGTGGGGAGGATGAGGCGGGTGCGGGGGAGATTGACGCAGCGCCAGCAGCCCCAGAGGTCGCCGGCGGCCTTGGAGCCGCGGACGAGGTAGCCGTGGTCGTCATGCCGCTGGCCGGAGAAGGCGAGCGGGGTGTGGGGCCCGAGGCAGTCGCGGCGATACTGCAGCTGGCAGCAGCCGCCGGCGCGGTCGAAGGCCTGCTGGCGGCGGTGCTGGAGAGAGGCGCGGCGCTGGGCGATGGTGGGCATAAGGGCAGGGAATAGGGAGTAGAAAGGCGGTCGCTGTTATTGGAGCTTGGTTGTGGGTGGAAGGGTGTCGCCGGCGGTGAGGCGGGGCCGGCGGGTGGATTCGGGGAGCTGGGGTGGCGGCGGGACGAGGACCGGGCCGAAGAAGATGCCTGCGGCGCTGTCGACCTGCTGGAGGGCGGAGAGGCTGCCCTGGTTGAAGGCGTCGGCTAGGTAGTGCTCGAGGACGTCGGGCGCGATGAGCCAGGGCGCGCCGGGGGCGATCCTGAGCTCGCGCTGGGTGCGCGCGACGAAGTTGCGGGCGAAGGTGGTGGCGGGGTAGCTGGACATTGAAGAAACCTCGTAAAAAGTGCAACGGTAAGTGACCCACGAAAGAACGGGGTGGTGGTTAGCTCGCGTAACTGCCGAGAACCAGACCGCGATCCTCGAGGCTGTCGGTATCGGGCTGTGGGCGACGGGAAGGGCGGCGACGGGGGGAGTCATCCTCCTGCGCGGCAACAAAGGCGCGCTGGGCCTGCCAGAAGGCTTCACAGCCAAGGCGCTTGTGGTCGGGGACGTTGCGGCAGGGGCAGCAGGGCGCGGTGATTTCGGCTGCGATGCTCGCCAGAACAATGGGGCAAGCCGGCTTGTGGTAGCCGCGTCCGCCGCAATCGAGGCACTCGTCGCCGTGGTCTACGCCGCATTCGCGGCAGCAAAGCGTCTCCGGGTCGATGGTGCAGTCTGAGTCTTGGGTGTGGTTTGCCATAGATGCCCCTCCATGGAGCACTTAGAAAACACTATTCCAAGCCGCTTGGAATGTCAACAGGTATTTTCTGTTTCTTTTGGCGGGCGGCGCGGGCGGCGGCGGCGTTGGCCTGGGCGGCGCGGATCTTGGCCTGCGAGGTGGACTGCCCGCCCCTGCGGCCAATGGCGGCGAGGTGTTCGCGCAGAGTGGGCTGCGGCGGCAGGAGCAGCGTGGCGGGGGCTGGGGCGGGGTTCTTCACAGGCGCTATTGTATACCGAAGCCGCTTGGATTACAATAGGGAGATGCAGGGACGAGGGATAAGGGATAAGGGCACCACTGGCGCGGCTGGGCGAGACCCGCACATCTACGTTGGTGGTGCTCCGCAGCCCACGGCGGGAATCTCTACACCCCGTGTCAAGCCCCCCAAGGCAAATAAATCTGTGGAAAAGTGGCTGGTTCTGACGGGCGATGTGCTGGCGAATCTGACCGCGATGCCGGCGGCGTCGGTGCGGTGCGTGGTGACGAGCCCACCCTATTGGGGCCTGCGCGACTACGGCGTTGAGGGGCAGATCGGGCTGGAGCCGACGCCCGCGGCGTACCTGGAGCGGATGGTGGCGGTCTTTCGCGAGGTGCGGCGGGTGCTGCGCGACGATGGCACCTGCTGGGTGAACATGGGGGACGGATATACGAGTGGCGGCAGGGCGACCTGGCGAAGCGGCGCAAGCGAAAATAAAGGTCAAGACGTGCAGAACGATCAGTCGCGGCCCGACACGCCACAAGGATTGAAACCGAAAGACATGCTGGGGATGCCGTGGCGGCTGGCGTTTGCGTTGCAGGAGGATGGTTGGTGGCTGCGGCAGGACATCATCTGGTCCAAGCCCAACCCCATGCCGGAGAGCGTGACCGACCGCTGCACCAAGGCGCATGAGTACATCTTCCTGCTGACGAAGAGCGAGCGGTACTTCTATGATGCCGAGGCGGTGAAGGAGCCGGCGAACGGCTGGAATGACAGCGCCATTGACGACGGCAAGAATGCCGAGGTTCACCCCAACGTGGGCAAGAAACGCGCACACCCGCGCGGGCCGGGGAACAAGACCCACAAGGGCACCTCAGCCTATGAGGGCGGCGCGGCTGAGCATCGGACGAAGGCGGGGCTGGTGGCGTATGCGGAGCGGCAGCGGGCGATTGATCGCAAAGCCGACGCCGAGATGGTTCACGGTAACAAGCCGGGACGAAGCGACGGGGGAGCCGCGTGCAATGCGCCGGGGCAACACCGCCGCAACAAGCGCAGCGTGTGGGAGATAGCGACGGAGCCGTATACGGAGGCGCACTTTGCGACCTTCCCGACCAAGCTGGTCGAGCCGTGCATCCTGGCCGGCAGCAAGCCTGGCGACGTGGTGCTGGACCCATTTAGCGGGTCAGGGACGACCGGCGTGGTGGCGCTGCGGCTGGGCCGGGAGTACATCGGCATCGAGCTGAACCCGGAGTATGTGGCCATGAGCGAGCGCCGGCTGGCGACGTGGTGGAAGCGGCCAGCACGGCGCGCGAAGGGCACAGCCGGCGAGCATGCGCCGCTGTTCGCGAGTGATATGGAGCGAGAGGCGGTGCGGGTATGAAGCCGCCGATTGTTCCACGTACTACTCCACATCTACAATCGAAGGATGGGACGGCGAAGAAACCGAAGGTGCCGGTGCGGCAACACGCTGCGGGGCCGGGCGCAGAACAACTGCCGGGCGTGCCACGCGGCGTGGATGCGGGAGAACCGTCCGGCGCTGAGCGACGAGGCGCGGCGAAGGGCGAACGCGCGCAGCTACGCGCACGTGTACCTGCGGCGGGGAAAGATCGCAAGAAAGCCGTGCGAGCGGTGCGGCAGCCCGGAGAGCCAGATGCACCACAGGGACTACGCCAGGCCGCTGGAGGTGACGTGGCTGTGCCGGTGGTGCCGGCAGGGCCAGATGAGCTGACCCATCCGAACCCGGCCAAAGTGCGGCCGGTTCGCACGAGTGGGGCGGCAAAGAAGCCCAAGGTTCCGGCGAAGCGCCCGGTGGGACGGCCGCCGAAGTACTCGGCGCGGCTGGCGGCGCGGGTGTGCAAGGCTATCGGCACACATGCTTTAGGCTTAGAGGCTTTGCGGCAGATGTTCAAGTGGTTTCCAAGTAAGACGTGTATCTATCAGTGGCGGTGGGACTTCCCGGAGTTTGCGGAGATGTACGTGCGCGCGAGAGAGGCGCAGGCGCAGATCCTGGCGGATGAGCTGCAGGAGCTGGCGGACACGCCGAGGATGGGGCAGCGGGTGGAGATTGTGCGGGAGGGTGACGTCGAGACGTCGCGGCGGACGGTGGTGGAGGACATGGTGGCGCACCGGCGGCTGCAGATCGATACCCGGAAGTTTATTGCGGTGAAGCTGCTGCCGCGGTTCGCGGACACGACGCGGCTGCAGGGACCGCAGGGCGGCGCGGTGGAGGTGGTGATCCGTTCAGCCATAGATGGCTGATTAGGGGCAGGGAATAGGCAGTAGGGAGTAGGGAGTAGGGAATAGGAAAGACGAGGATCAGCGCGTGTGCAGCAGGGCCGGAAGGTAGCCGAGCAGGATGGCCAGGCACCAGCAGGCCATGCCCAGCCATCCGTAGGTGACGCGACGGGCGGGGACGTTGAAGCCGGCGAGGCAGAGCAGGACCAGCGCGGCGAGCAGGAGAAGGAAGGGGAACGGGTTCATGGAAAGTACCCCTGGAAGTGAGATGCGGCGGGAGACGGTGAAGTGCAGCGCGTGCGGGCTGAACCAGTACCGGACGGCGAAGGATGTGTGCCGGCGGTGCGGGGTGTCGACGGGCCCGGAGCCTGAGCCGGCGGCGCCGGACCTGAGCGTTTGTGACCCAGTTGCAGAGGTTGGGCCACCCAAGGCAGCTGGCAGGACGATGAAGCCGAAGGACGCGGTTGCGCGGGTGATGCTGCGGATGCGCTACATGGCAGGACTAAGCCAGCGCGAGGCTGAGGATCTGAGCGGACTGCAGCGAACCTACTTCAGCAAGGTGGAGAACGGTGGTGCTGCGCCGCAGATCGATTCCCTCGTGAAATTGACCGAGCTGTACGGGCAAACGATGGAGGGTTTTGGGCGGCTGCTGGATGCGGAGATGCGCGGCGAAGGTGGTCCACTGCCGCCGAAGCCGGCGGGCAAGCCACGGGGCAGAAAGAGCTGGCGCGTGATAGAGTGATTGGCGTGAGGTGAGGGATGCCGCTGTTCAGCGTTGCGGGGATGACGTCGTTGGCGCCGGGCGAGAAGCTGGCGGTGCTGAATGCGGAGAACCTGGCCTCGGCGGCTGCGGCGCAGGGTGTGGCCTTTGCGCCGATCGGTGGCGGACCGGTGCCGCTGACCGTGCTGAACGCCACCGCGCAGACGGTGACGCTGCAGGCCAGCGGGGACGGGACCAACTGGTATCCGTATGTGGATGCGGACGAGCAGGCGGTGACGGTGGCCACCGTCACCGCGCTGCAGGTGCTTGTGAGCCCGGGGCTGTTCTACCGGGCGTACAACGGCAGCGGGTCCGCGATTACGGCGGGAACGATCTGGTTCAGCCGGTAAAGGACGAGGACGTGAACGACGCGAAGCCCCTGTGTATCGACCTGTTCTGCGGCCTGGGCGGATGGTCTGAGGCGTTCATCGCCGAGGGCTATGAGTGCCGGGGCTATGACATTGAGGCGCATGAATACGGCGAGCAGAAGTATCCCGGCACGCTGATCCTGCGCGATGTTCGTTCCATTCACGGCAGCGAGTTCGCGGATGCGGCGATCATCGTGGCGAGCCCACCGTGCCAGGCGTACAGCTACCGGGCGATGCCGTGGAGCCGCGCGAAGGCGCTGCCGCCACCGGACAACACGCTGTTCAACGAGTGCTTCCGCATCCAGCGGGAGGCGAGCGAGGCGGCGGGGCGGTACATCCCGATGGTGGTGGAGAACGTGCGCGGGGCGCAGAAGTGGGTTGGGCCCTCAAAATACAACTATGGCAGTTTTCATCTTTGGGGCGATATTCCCGCGCTTATGCCAGTTCCGGCGAAGGTCACAAAATCAAGACACGGCTCATGCAAGCGACTACCCGGCGCAAAAGGGGGACGAATATCAGGATGGCCGCACATCGTTGAAAATGAAGGGATAAAGCAATCGGGAATTGGGGGCCCAAGGCAAAACGGTAAAGGCGATGCATGGTTCCAGAATGGAGCCGCCGCACATGGAAGCAAATCACTCCAGCGCAAGGCAGCGAGCGCGATGATTGCCAAAATCCCATACCCACTGGCGCAGCACATCGCGCGGACGTACTACCCGAGGCCCAGGCTGGTAGAGGCCGGATGACCGCCCGTAACCATTGGCAAGCAGGGTCAGGCAAGCTGACCCAGCCGAGCCCGACCGAAGTACGGTCGGTTCGCGCCGGCCCGTCGACGCTGATCGACCTGAGCTTCCAGCCCAAGCAGGAGGACCTGCTGAAGGCGATGAAGGCCACCGGGCCGGGGGTGCCGACGATCTGGGGGTGGGGTGGGGCGAAGGGCGCGGCGAAGAGCGGAGGTCTGCGGCGGATTGCGCTGGCCATGCGGTTTCTGTTCCCGGGGACGACCGGCTGGATCGTGCGCAAGATCTGGGAAGACCTGCGGCTGAACCACGTGGAGGAGTACTTTCGGGAGTGGCCGTGGCTGGAGCAGCACTACAACGTGAACGATAAAGAGATCAGCATCCCGATGACAAAGCTGGTCAACGGAAAGCGGGTATCTTGCCCGCCGAGCGTGCTGGGCTTTCGGCATGCGGAGAGTCTGAAGAAGGTGCGGCAGAAGTTCGCCGGCCCGCAGTGCCATGACCTGTACGTGGACCAGGCGGAGCAGTTCGATGCCGAGGCGCTGGTAATTATGCCCACCGCCTGCCGCTGGCCGGGCGCGGCGCCGGGGGAGTGCAAGACGGCGTTCTTTTTCAATCCCGGCGGGCCGGGGACCGAGTACCTGCGGCGGGTCTTCTGGACCAAGCACAAGTGGGAGAAGGGCGAGATTCCGGGCAACTTCGGGTTCATCCAGGCGTATGGGTGGGACAACTACGAGTGGTTCCGGACGGAGCAGATCAAGAGCATCCTGGACCCGCGCCGGGTGATGTCGATCAAGGAGTTTTACGAGCTGCCCGAGATGCTGAAGGAGGGCGAGCCGAGCCGTCCAAACCGCTTTGATATGTTCATCACCCAGACCACCTATGGCCGGCAGCTGAACAGCCTGCCGACGGGGCTGCGCGCGGGGTACCTGCTGGGCACGATGGACCGGTTTGCGGGGCAGTACTTTACCGCGGTGTGGGATGAGGACAAGGTGGTGCAGACCAACGACCAGATTGGGGCGATTGTGCAGCCGTGGTGGGTGCGCTGGCTGGCCACGGACTGGGGCTACAGCCATTACATGCCGACGGTGTGGTTTGCGACCGGCAAGCTGAGCCCGGCGGAGTTCAAAAGGCACTTCGGCAAGACGACGGAGTGGCCGGTGGATGTGGTGGTGATCTACCGCGAGCTGGTGGTGAAGGAGATGGCCGAGGCCGACGTGGCGCGGCTGGTGGTGGACGGCGGCGAGTATGAGGACAGCGGGGACAAGGTGGCGTTCGGGGGGACGCCGGCGGATGAGCGGCCGGAGATGCGGCACCACTACTTCAGCGTGGAGAAGGTGAACGACCGCCGCAAGGGCACGGACCACAACGTGCCGGACCTGATGAACCCGGTGCTGAAGGGTGGCGGGATGCCGGAGCTGGAGCCGGCGGACAGCGAGCGGATCCCGGGCTGGCGGCTGCTGTTCAGCATGCTGCGGCAGACCTGCCAGCTGCTGGGGATGCCGGACGACCAGATGATTACCAAGCAGATGGTGGTGGAGGGCGGGCCGATGCTGCTGATCAGCGCACACTGCGCAGACGTGATTGGGGCGTTCCCGCTGGCGAAGGAGACCGAGGAGCAGGACGGCGATGTGCTGAAGGTGGAGGGGGTGAGCCGGGCCGACGACATTATGGACACGGTGCGGTATGGTTGTAAGAGTTATCTGCGGCCGCGCGGGCAGGCGCCGCGGGAGGTTCGGGCGCGGGAGCTGGCCGAGGCGGTGCGCGAGGAGCATCCGGGCGACCAGACGGAGCTGGCGATGACGATGCGGAAGTTTTATAGTGATGAGAACCGGCGGAAAAGACGGCGCCGAGGTGTGTAGCACGGAGGACGGCGATGGGTACGGTACGGGCACGATTCAAGCAAGTGGAGGAATGGCCAGCGTGGGGCCTTTGCTGCCCTGCCGTGGTGGAATATGCAGCCAGGCTGGCGGGCACGGTCGTTGAGCTGCGGCCGGGGGTTTTTCATACAAGGGACAGGAAATGTCCGGCATGTGGGGTGGTTCGGAAGGCCACGGTCTATGCTGAACGTGCGGACGAACCTATTATCACCGCGGTGGCGGTTTTAGATATTGAGGAAGGCACGGAGGCACGATGATCTGGTTTGTGGCGTTGGGCATGGTGGTGCAGGCGGGGATCAACTGGTGGCTGATCCGGCGGGCGCGCGCGGCGCGGAATGACAACCGCACGCTGGTGCGCAGCCTGGATACGGCGCAGCGCATCGCGGCCCAGGCGGTGACGCCGGAGGAGCTGCAGACGAAACTGACGGGGATTGGCGCGGCGTGGCAGGATTGGATCGATGCCTGTATGAGGCGGCTAGAGGCCACCGAGAGCGCCGACGCGGGGCTGGCAGCGGCGGTGGAGGCGCTGAAACATAAGGCTGCCGTACCGCCGGCGAAGAAAGAACCCACCCCGAGGCGTGCGGCTACGGGTGCGCAGGCCATGCGTATGATTGAGACGGCTGTGGCTTCGGCGGACGCTGACCGCGCCGATGTGCAGGATGTTGGCCGCGAGGGATGAAATCTGCATCACAAATAGCACGACCAGGAGGCAAGGCGATGGCGGAAACACGAGTTGACAAGCACGCGGACGAGCGGCAGGCAGTGGAAGACCAGGTGCAGACGATCCGCGATGGGAAGGCCAACCCGCACGTGCAGACGTTTCTGGCGAAGCTGAAGAACGCCGGGATTCTGAGCGACAGCAGCGCGGCCGTGGACCACTTTGTGCTGCTGCTGGCCGAGTTCTTTGAGGACCTGGGCGAGGGCACGCCGCTGGCGCCGGGCGAGAGCCTGGAGGCGGCCAGCATCGAGCAGATCTGGGCCGAGGTGGACCGCCGGACGCGCGAAGGGCGGGTGTGGGGTTCGGGGAACATCGGGTCAAGCGGGCTGCTGCTGAGCGATGAGACGGTGGCCGAGCAGGGCGACGTACGGCAGGTGGCTGACGACCGCACGGCGAACGATGCCGGGGTGACGGCCGAGCAGGGCGACCCGAAGCCAGTGGCCTAGAGTTTGGCTGGCCGCGAACGAGAGACCGCGGCCAGCCTATTTTTCTTTTGGTGCTACAATTCCTGCGAGAGCTATGGCGGAGTGAGGCCGGGCGATCTGGAGGCGCGAAACCGTGGCAATGAACAAGGGTGGTGAGCACTTCCGGTCGGGGTCTGCGATGCGCATGGCCGAGCGCGGCGGCGAAGAGAAGGCCATGGAGCACAAGGCCGAGGGCGAGGGCCGCGAGTCCGAAGGCGCGAAGATGACGCTGGAGCATGACGGCGCCGGCGGGATGCACAGCACCGATGAGAAGGGTGAACGCACCGAGCATCCGACGCTGGGCCACGCGCTGATGCACTTCGCGCACCACGTGGAGCCGGGATCCAAGCATGAGCACGTGGCGCATGACGGCTATGGCATGGAGAGCCACGGGGTCAACGAGAAGGGCGAGCACCACGGCCCGGACGAGCATGAGGATGTGAAGGGCTTGGCCGACCACATGGGCCAGATGTTCGGCGAAGAGGCCGGCGGCAAGGATGAGGGCGAAGGCGGCGGGATGGAGGAGCACGAGCCGCCGGAGGCTTCGGGACTTTACTGAGGCGGGGATTAGGGATTAGAACGGCAAGGGCATCTGCCCAGGAGGAACGGCGATGATGTTGGTAATCGAAATATTGGGCGGTCTGCTTTTGGCCGCGATTCTGGTGGTTTGCGCCATCGTGGCATTTATGAACAACCCACACATTCTGCACGCCCCGCGTAGCCGGACGATGCGGCGCGGATTTTTCTCTGCGCTTGCGTTACTCCTTGGCATGACTCTGGCGCCGCCTTCGCGGGCGCAGGATAATCCGGTGAAGTTTGCAGGCGAGTTCCGCGCGGTGAACTATGCCTATGGCGTGGCACCGAACACGTCAGCACTGAAGCTGGACATGGCCGCGCCGAGCGCGACCGGGACAGCCACGTTGACGGTGGCCTACGGGACGGTGACGCTGAGCGATGGCACCAGCCTGACGCCGCTGGCCACGACCGCGCCGATTACCGTGGGCATTGGGGCGACCCAGGAGACGGTCACGCCGACGGCGGTGAGCTGTTCCACGCCGGCGGTCTATGACACCTGCACCTTTACCGGCAGCTTTACCTACCAGCATGGCACGGGCGAGCCGGTGACCAGCGGCACCTATGGGCTGCAGGAGGCGATCAACGCCGCCGCGAACTGGGGCCCGGCGGGTGCGACCGGGCTGGGTGGGACGGTGCTGATCGATGGTGCCTGGTACAAGCTGGGCGGCGCGAAGAGCAACATCACCGCGCGCACCAGCGCCACGCCGAATGTGTGGATCCGCGATACCAGCGGCCTGGGGCCGGTGTACTACGGCAAGAGCGGCGTAACCACGGCGGCGTACTCGGCGCTGAACAACGACATGAGCTTCCAGCTGACCGAGGCCAGCGGCACGGCGACCAAGACGCTGAGCCAGACCTATGCGGTGGCGCCGAACTGCGTGGGGAGCTACATCAGCGGCACCGCGACGGGCATTCTGAAGATCGCGCCGACGACCACCACGGTGGTGGTGACCGACAGCGTGAGCGAGGCGAATGTGGTGCAGGTGAGCTGCGCACTGCAGAAGTAGAGCGTAGAGCGTAGAGCGTAGGGAAGGCACGATGGCACAAAGCTTTGAGATTGTCGGGGAGCCGGTGAAGTGGAAAGGCCTGGACGGTTGGCTGCAATATACGGCCAAGGTTGAAGGTCTCGACGTGCCGGTAACTGCCATCGTGCCGGCGCAAAACGGCGGGGCCACAGAGGAAACTAAGGCCGAGGCCGAAAAGTATCTGGACCGCTATCTAAGGAACACGCCATGAGCCTGCTGGGGGCGCGGAAGCCGAAGAAGGACTGGATCGGCGGGGCGGTGAAGCATCCCGGCGCGCTGACGCGCGAGGCCCAGGCCAGCGGACGCACCAAGCTGCAGCAGGCCGAGGTTGACAGCCACAGCAGCGACCCGAGCAAGCGTGGGCGGGGGCTGCTGGGCATGCGATTTATCAAAAAGACGATTTGAGGACGTGAACGTGACCGAGACCGTTACCACGACTGAAGAAGCGATGAATCTCAGCATTCAAGCTGTTCATCGCGTGTACCCCGAGGCGCATTGCGTACGGGTGGGCACACAAGACGGAAAGCGCTGGTGGGTGCTTCGGGATCAGCGCATTCCATGTCCGAAATTAGCAGATGCCGAATCTCCGGTTGAGGCGTGGGCAGAGGCCCGCGACAATCTCTATGCCTGACCGGGTCAAACCAGCACCGAACCGGGCCGCCCGCCGCGCGGCGGAGAAGTACCGTAGGCGCATGAATATGCCCGTCAACGCGGCGAACTTTACCCCCGAGCAGAAGATGCAGTTTGTGGAAGATCAGATCCGCGCGCGGACGGCGGCGCAGCGGGACTTTCTGCTGTGCCCGTACTGCGGTGGCGAGAACTGGCCAGCAGGGTCAGGCGAGATGTGCTGCGATCTGTTCAGGCAGGCCGTGGTGGCGGTGCTGGAGCGGATGGAGAAGCAGGACGAGGTGCGGGCCACGCTGGAGTTCATGGGCGAGGTTGCGGATAAGAACATGCAGGCGTTGCAGGAGAAGAAGCCGTGGCTTCACTAGCAGCACCCCACCCTTTGCGATAAGACTGCAAAGGATGGGCCACCCGGCGGTGGTAGGATTTCAGGATGGCGGAAGACACGCGGCTGGCGGCGCAGGGTGGGGACGAGGACGCGAGGCCGAACGACGGCACGCGGGCGGTGGAGCAGCATCCGGGGGCCATTGCGGGGCCGGATGAGCCACCCACGTATGGCGAGCGCAACCGCAAGCTGCCCCAGCAACTGAAGGACGCGATCAAGCAGGCCCTGGTGTCGATGGGCAGGCTGGAGCTGTACGACCGCCGGCGGGAGTCGATGCGGGACTTTCGCAACCGCAAGTACCGCGCCGGGCAGCAGCACATGTACGGCAACCGGAACACCGGGGCGTACACCGAGCTGAGTCCCGGCGAGACGGTGTCGGTGGGTGGGAGCACGGCGCCGATCCAGTGCCCGGAGTATATGGGCGACTTCAACATCTTCCGCCCGACCGAGCTGGTGATTGAGAGCGTGCTGACCCAGCAGCCGCCGGGAATCGACTTCCGGCCCGACACCCAGAGCACCGAGGACCTGGAGGCGGCGGACACCGCGGAGACCTATCGCGAGTACTTTGACCGCAGCAACGATGTGAAGCTGATACAACTGCGGATCGTGCAGATGATGTGCGAGAGCGGGCGGACGGTGGTGGCGGTCTCGACCGAGGCCGACGCGCAGCTGCTGGGTGAGAACGGCAAGGGCGAGGCCAAGCAGCGCGAGGTGGCGCGGGTGTTCGGCACGCTGGAGAGCAAGTGCGTGCCGCTGACGGCGCGCGACCAGGCCAGCCTGGATGCGGTGTTTCTGTACGACGATCCCAGCGTGAACAAGGCCAAGGGCGAGTATCCGCACATCCGGACAAAGATCAAGGGCGTCCCGGCGATCAGCGAGAACATGTACGAGCGGATCCTGCGGCTGGGCGTGCTGCAGGGCAACCGCCGGAGCGGGCAGTTGACGGATGCGCTGAGTCACCTGGCGGGGCGGGTGAATGCGTTCCTGCGGCCGAGCTGCTGGGAGGCGGACTACTTCGACGAGCCGTATGAGCTGTTTGCAGGGGATGACGAGGCCGGGATACCGGCGGACGAGCCCGAGGACAACGAGAACAAGGACGGCACGCCGTTCAGCCTGCGGGACAAGCTGAACCAGCTATTTCCACAGGGTATGCACACGGTGTATGTGGGGCTGGAGTACGCCGAGGCATGGGCGGAGAGCGTAGATGATGCGCTGGCCATCGGATTCCCGTATGAGGGCGACGGGATGAGCCGCGAGGCCATGATGGACGACGCGGTGGAGATACAGGACTTCTTCAACAACATCATGAATCTGCTGTGGGAGGCCGTCGACACCGGCTGGCCGCGCACCCACGTGAACGCGGAGGTTGACGACTTTGACGCGCTGACGGACCAGATCAGCGCGCCGTACATGTTCAGCCTGCACAAGGCCCGGACCGGCATGAAGACGCAGGACGACTTCTTCCGCGAGCCGGACCTGGTGCTGCCGGACAGCGTGGTGAAGCTGATGGAGTACCTGGGCGGGCCGTTCCTGCAGTTTGTGCTGGGGACGCCGCCGAGCCTGTTTGGCGCGGGCATGGAGGACCAGAAGACGGCCAGCGGGTACGCCACGGCGCGCGCGCAGGCCATGGGCGTGAAGGGCGTTCCGTGGATGGCGGTGCAGAAGCTGATGGCACGGATGTACACCATGGCCGCGCTGAAGGCCGCGCAGAACCCGGACTATGCGGAGCAGATTCTGGTGCCGGTGGCCAACGGCCAGATGAAGACGATGAAGCTGGAGCGGCTGACTAAGGGGCACTTTGGGGCGTATCCGGATGAGGATTCGAGCTTCCCGACGTCGACCGCGGAGCAGCGCGCGATGCTGCAGCAGATGATCACGATGGCCGCGAGCAACCCGGAGATTGCCAGCCAGCTGCTGGGGTACGTGTACAACTGGGAGATATTCAAGCAGATCTTCGGTATGAGCGAGCTCGAACTGCCGCAGGCGGAGTGCGCGGCGAAGCAGATGCGGGAGATCGAGGAGCTGCTGCAGCAGAGCCCGATTCCGCCGCCGCCGGAGCAGCTTACGGCCTGGAAGCAGCAGCAGCAGGCCACGCTCGAGCAGCACGCCACGGCGGCCGCTGCGGCGCACCTGGCCGGGCAGCCGCTGCCGCCGGCGCCGCCCACGCCGGTGATGGTAACGTTGGGCGGCGGGGACGATGGCGCGGGCGTGGAGTATCCGATGGAGCTGCTGAAGCCGTCGATCGAGCCGGACCCGCAGGACTTTGACGCGTGGGAGGGGCTGACGGGCAAGCAGTGGCTGAGCAGCAAGGCGTGCTGGCGGGAGCTGAATGTGGGGCGGCCGGGGCCGGATGGCGCGGTGATGCCGAACCCGGAGGGCGTGGCGAATGTGCGGCTGCATGTGCAGATCCACCTGGACCGCGCGGCTGCTATGATGGCCACGGCAGCGCCGACGATCTCGCCGGCGGCGACCGGCCCGCAACCGCCCGCGCCGATGGGTGCCAAGCCTGCGCTTCCACAGCCGGCGGGTGCGGGGCAGACGATGTAAGCTGGAGCAAACGTGGGTGGCGACCGACCGCTGTGGCACGAGGACGTGAACGGCATGAAGATCTACGTGGCAAGTTCCTGGCGGAACACCTACCAACCTGACATCGTGAAGAAACTGCGAGCGCTGGGGCATGAGGTCTATGACTTCAGGGGCGCTGGGACTGGCTGGGGAGAAAAACCCGGCGGGGACGGCGGTTTTTCTTGGAAGACTGTTGACCCGGAGTGGCAGAGTTGGCCGGACGACGTTGAGCGATACCGCGCAGGACTGGACCATCCGCTGGCGATTGAAGGCTTCAACCGCGATATGGATGCACTGAAGCGCGCCGACTGCTGCATCATGGTGATGCCGTGCGGGCCGAGCGCCAGTATGGAAATGGGATGGGCCTGCGGGGCTGGTAAGCTGGTGGCCGTCTATATGCCGGCGATTCGCGAGCCGGATCTGATGGTGAAAATGGCGGATTTGGTCACGACCCGCTGGGATAACATCGAGCTGTGGCTGCGGGTTGACATTTAGACACGAGGTAAGCGATGGCGGACGAAGCAGCGGTGCTGGATGCAGGGGTGGACGCGGGAGCCGATACCGGCGCGGACGACGGTGCGAGTGGCGCGGATGATGGCGCCGGCGCCGATGGTGCCGGCGAGGGTGACCAGGGCGCGGACCGCGGCGGCGAGGGTGGCGAAGGCGGCAAGGGGGCCGATGCTGCGGCGCTGACCGGGCTGGTGGTGAAGGATGCGGGCGGGCAGTTGAAGATGACGCCCGCGCTGAAGTCCCGGCTGGACGAGATGAAGGCCAAGGGCGGCGAGGATGCGCGGCTGGCGAAGATGATCCGCGCCAGCGTGTTTGAGGCCGAGACGCTGCGCGAGCGCGGCGGGGCCAAGGCGCTGCTGGAGCAGGTGGCCAAGCTGGAGGAGATGGGCGGCGAGGAGGGTATCGCGTCCACAAAGGAGGAGCTGGGCCAGTGGCGGCAGCTGGACGAGGACTTCAAGGCCGGCAAGCCGGAGGTAGCCAAGGACATTGCTGCGGGGAACCCGGAGGCGTTCTGCAAGATTGCGCCGCAACTGTTCGGCGAGTACGCGCAGATGGACCCGGACGGGTTCAATGGGTATGTCTGTTCGATAGTGGCCTCCGACCTGAAAGCAGAGGACGTGCCGCTGGCGATGAGGATGATGGCCAAAGGCATCTTCAACCAGGGTGGCCCGAAGTTCAATGAGCTGGGCCAGTTGGTGAGCCTGAATGCGCAGGAGGGCAAGGAAGACATTGCGGCCGAGTGGATGAAGGTCGCAGGATGGTTCGACCGGCTGACCGGACTGAGCAAGCTGCAATCGAAAGGCCCGAAGAAGCCCGAGGCCGGCAAGGACGGCGCGGGTGAGGGCAAGCCGGACGAGATTGCGCAGCGGGAGCAGGCGCAGACCGTGCGGGAGTGGAGCTTTGAGCGGGAGCGGGTGCTGGACAAGGAGACCGAGTCGGCGTTCACCAGGCTGTCCGGCGGGCGCACCGTGAGCGAGAAGCAGGTGGCGGCGATCCGGGAGCTGTTCGACAGCCGTCTGCGGCGCATGCTGAACGCCGACGGGAAGCACAAGAGCACCGTGGACCGGTTTCTGGCGGCGAAGGACAAGCAGGGCTATCAGAAGCACATGCAGGCCAAGTACAAGGACATGGTGCCGAAGGCGATGGCGGCGGCGTTTGACGCCATCCTGCCGGGCAAGCCGGGGCCGAAGGCTGCGGGGGACAAGGGTAAAGGCGCGGACGCCGGGAAGGCCGCTGCGGCGGCCGGGACCACGCCGGCGGGCGTGGAGCGGAAGATGGGCAAGGCGCCGATGAAAGACACCGCATGGAAGAACAGCGTGAAGTGGTACGCGCGCACGCCGGAGATGAAGGCCAAGGGGATGTATCCGCTGAAGAGCGGCAAGATTGAGCAGTATGTAGGGTAAGGCAGGGAATAGGGAATAGGCAGTAGGGAGTAGAACGGCAGAGGCAAGCGAAAAGGAGCGAGAGGGCGATGGCAGTAGGACAGCGGGAGTTCGGGACGGTGAAGTGGTTCAACGCGGCGAAGGGCTTTGGGTTCATCGCGCGCGATGACAATCCGAAGGATGTGTTTGTGCACTACTCGGAGATCCAGACCGAGGGCTACAAGAGTCTGGATGAGGGTGCGCGGGTGTCGTTCTATGTGGCCCAGGGACCGAAGGGGCCGCAGGCGAACGAAGTGCAGGTGAAAGCGTAAGGACGAGGACGGCACGGCATGAGGGCGATCAGCCTATGGCAGCCACACGCGACGGCGATTGCTCTGGGGCTGAAGCCGTACGAGACCCGCAGTTGGGCGACATCCTACCGGGGCCCGCTGGTGATCTGCGCAGCGAAGAAGCCTTTCCGCGAGCGGGACTTCGACACGGATTGGGACTGGTGTGTGGAGGCCCGCGACCGCCTGGCCGCGGCCGGAGTGCCTTTGCCGCAGCTCCCCTATGGCGTGGCGCTGTGCATTGTGGACCTTGTTGATTGCCTGCCGACAGAGCCGCTGACTAAGCGGCTGTACCCAGATGAGCGATTCTGGGGTGACTTTGGGCCGCAGCGGTTTGCGTTCAAGCTGGAGAATGTGCGGCTGATCGAGCCGCCGAAGCCGGTGGTGGGTCACCAGGGATGGTTCGATGTGGACATGGGCGCAGCCACGCCGGCGCCGACGAAGCCAGCACAGTTGCAACTGTTTGCATAGCCCTGTGGTACTATTCTGCCAGTGACAATTCGCTGTATCGGCATGAGGGAGCGGACACCCTTACAAACCGGGCTGATGGAGTGGATGGCACAGGCAAGAGACGTGGCCGGGTGATGTGAGTCCGATGGCCACGACCAGAACTTGAGAACGTGTACAGAAACCTTGTGCGCAAGCGGCAGCAGCGTCCATGCTGGTCCCTCCGGGGGCGAATGGATGCACATAGGCGAGAACAACCTCAGAGAGCACGACAAGCGCACGCGCTAACGCGCGCTGACGCTGACTACGTTCGGCAGGGGCGAGAGCCACCGGCCGCGCGATCTCACATGGAGTGTGTCCGCTATGGCAGCCGGAAACAATGCATCGACAGTAGCATCGCAGCTGGAGTACGTGCGTGGCGAGTTGGAGGAGCCGTTCCTTACCTCGTCCATTTTGTGGTCGCGCATTGAGGCGCGGACCGACATCAAACCGGTATCGAGCCGACCGAGCCGCATTCCGACGGTGCCGCTGCCGCCCGCGGCCTTCCGCCAGGCAGGCGTGGATGGGCAGGGCCTGGGACGCGGACAGGGCGCGCAGGAGGTCTACGGGACGTTGAGCTGCGTGTACTTCAGCGCGGCCATCGAGTACACCGCCCAGACCGAGTACGCGACGGACTCGAACGAGAAGGCGATCAAGGACTACGTGGCGCTGACCACGGAGCTGAACACCCGGCAGATGGCGGGGTTCATGGACGCGCTGGTGGCGACCAGCGATGGGTCGAACACGCTGGACACGGTGGTGTCGGCGGGTGCGACGTCGTTGATTGTGAATAACCCGAACGCCTTCAGCAACCAGCAGAACATCGACATTTACAGCTCGCTGACCGGCGCCGCGGGGTTTGTGGCGACGGTGCAGATCAACACGGTGGACACCACCAACAGCGAGCTCTGGCTGACCGGCCCGGTGCCGGCCGGCGTGACGGCGGGCTACTTTCTGGTGGTGAATGGGAGCGCGGGCCTGCCAAACAGCGGCCTGTTCGGGCTGCCGGCGTACCAGGTGGGCGGAAACGCGGGCACCTGGATGAACCTGCTGCGGTCCAGCTTCCCGGACCAGTTCAGCGCCCGCAACATCCCGGCCAACGGCGCGCTGACCCCTGCGATTGTGCGGGCGCTGCTGAACCAGATCATTCTGGCGAAGGGCGAGGCTGCGGCCGAGTCTGACGACCTGGTAATCCACCTGAACGTGGACATGGACGCGGCCTGGGAGGACAATGCGCTGCTGGTGCAGCGGATTGACATTGCCAGCGGGCGCCGTAAGGAGTCCGACGACATGCTGGCGAAGAAGTCCAGCAGCACGATGGCGGGCTACGAGAAGATTGTGAACCCCCGGGCGATACCGGGGCGGATCGACTTTCTGGCGTTGAAGAAGTGGGGCCGGCTGGAGGCCAAGCCGCTGGACCTGTACGAGGTGGACGGGCAGACGACCTTCCCGGCGTACGCTGCGGACGGGTCGATTGCCACCAGCAACATGAGCTGGCTGCTGCTGGGCTGCCAGGTCGGCAGCTGGCTGCCGCGCATCAACGCGTACATCAGCAATGTGACGATTCCGAAGAACTACTTCGGCCATTAGGCCGAGCGTAGTGGGTAGAGCGTAGAGAAAACTTGACGGGCGGCTGGAGAAATCCGGCCGCCCGTGCTAGTCTGTGGGCACGGAGAACGTGCATGGCCACGCCAGAACGACCCATTTTGCGATACCACGGCGGAAAGTGGGTGCTGGCCCCATGGATCATCGCTCACATGCCCGCGCATCGCGTTTATGTAAAACCCTTTGGGGGCGCAGCCTCTGTTTTACTGCGGAAACCGCGCGCATATAGCGAGGTTTACAACGATCTTGACGGCGAAGTGGTGAATCTCTTCCGCGTGGCCCGCGACGAGGGTGAAAAACTCCGCAAGTTGCTGGAAATGACGCCATTTTCCCGGCAAGACTATCTGACAGCATGGGAACCAGCGAACGATCCGGCAGAACAAGCCCGGAGGACGGTAGTGCGGTCATTTATGGGCTTCGGGAGCGCGGCTGTGACAAAGCAGCGAGCCCCGGAGTCCAGGAGCCGTGGAGGGCTCGCGCTGACGGGTTTCCGCGCCAATAGCAACAAGTCAGGGACCACACCCGCACACGATTGGAAGAATTTGCCCGACGTCTTCCCTGCGATCATTGATCGGCTGCGCGGGGTTGTAATCGAGAATCGGCCGGCCGAGCAAATTATTGCCTCCCACGATGGATTGGAGACGCTGCACTATGTGGATCCGCCGTATGTGGCCGCAACGCGGGACAAGGGCGGAGATTACCGTCACGAGATGAGCGACGACGACCACCGGCTGCTGGCTGTGGTCCTGCGTGGTGTGAAGGGGATGGTGATGCTCTCCGGCTATGACTGCGCGCTGTATGGCGAACTGTATGAAGGCTGGCAGCGCATTGAGCGTACAGAGCCAGCCGAGGACGCGCGGAAGCGGGTTGAATTTCTCTGGTTCAACGCTGCCGCGTGGGAACGCAGACCGCAAATGAGTCTGGCAGGTGCAGCATGACCCCACCCACGACCATCGCGGCCGTTGGGGCGGGGATGTATGAGCCGCAGCACTTTCCGTACCCTATGGCGCGGTTCGGGCAGACGCCCGCGGGCAAGAACCTGTGGCGGATTGTGTTTGCGGACAGCGTGCGGCGGCTGGTGTGGGGCACCATGATGGTGAACGGCGCGCCGGTGACCGGGCACCACTATGTGAAGGCCTACCAGGGGCCTGCTGCCCGGAGCCGGTGGGTGCTGGAGAGCTGGATTCCGCCGGGAGAGTTTGCCGGGGGGCTGAGCCGCGAGGAGTACGCGCTGCGGTTTGACGGCGTGGAGGGCAGCGAGCCGTGGCCGGCCGAGGGCGTGTACGTGGAGCGGTACGTGTTCGACAGCGCGCCGGGCGCGGATGTGAGCGTGGAGGCGCTGATTGCGAAGTGGAATCATGACCGGGGCATCGGGTTCAGCGAGCGGCGGCGGCTGCGGCAGGAGCAGATCGATTACGAGCAGAAGAAGACCACCGAGCGGAACGTGGACCGGCTGGTGGATCTGCAGCCGAACCCGAATGGGTCTATGATGATCAAGAAACGCAGGCAGATCAATCTGAAGCCGGCGAAGGACTTCAAAGGGCTGCCTAGGGCGGGGTTTGCGCAGGTGGGTGCGCGGTGAGGCAGCGAAGTGCAGGGAAAAGCAGGGAATAGGCAGTAGGGAATAGGGAGAAGAAGGGCACGGAGGACGGCGATGGATATGGAAGGGCTGCGGCTGCGTAACCAATTACTGTACGAAGATGGTGCCCGGTTCCGCATCCAGCCTGTCGGCCCATATTTCCGGGTGACCTACGTGATACCCGGGGATGGTATCCTCAGCCGGCAGGTCTCAAATTATCTTTGTCGTACACTTCAGGGGGCATTCGCGTGCTGCGCGGACAGCGTGGCCCTTTTGACGGGTAGCAAGGTTTTACAGTAGCAGGCGCGAAGCACGGGAGGAACGATGGCACGGATGAATGCGGCGGAAGCGGCGGCAGGTGTGGCGAAGTTGACGGGCGTGGGGCGGGGGCGGCGGATGCCGGCCACGCCGGAGAGCACGGCGCGGGCGATCCGCGAGGAGACGGTACACATCTTCAACGTGGGGCCGTGGGAGTTCCGCGAAAGCATGGGCAGCCTGGGCTGGTACTTTATCCCGGCGTGCGCCGTGGGTGCGGTGATGGAGTGGGTCCGGCGGGACAAGCCGCAGTACGTGAATGGCGTGTTTATGCCGGACATCTTCGAACCCGGTAAGAAGCGGGTGAAGGACCCGCACACTGAGTATGCCGCGATGAAGCCGCTGCCGGGGGTGACACGCGAGCTGGTGCCTACCGAGATTGACCAGATGGAGTGGCGGGAGGAGCCGCGGCGGCTGCACTTTGCGGAGCAGCTGCTGGGCATCGGGATTGGGCACAGCCGGCAGAACAGCAAGACGCTGATGGGCTGCTTTATCGCCGAGGGCAAGGTGCCGACGGAGAAGGAGCTGGCCAAGGCCCGGCACACGATGGAGACCGAGTACATGCCGGCGCTGATCCGCGAGGCGGACCAGGCGGCAGCGGCGGGCCCGGCGGAGGAGGCGAAGATCATCCGGGTGGGCAAGCACCACGTTGCGGCGTACTGGCTGGGCCTGCATGACCGGCCGTGGGTGCGCGGGTTCGAGAACAAGGCGCGGACGGCCTGCAAGGGCTGCGGCACGATGGTCAACGACGGCGTGGCGCTGTGCCCGCAGTGCCCGAACATCGTGCACCCGGAGATTCTGTCGGCGGCGGCGCTGAAGACGCTGGAGGCGTCGGGACACATCGTTATCTGAGTTTGCGGCGGCGGTGGCTGGCAAAGCTCCGGGCAGCCGTGCCCAACGGTGGAGCGGGACCCCTAAGCCGCCGCAATTCACTGTAAGACGAGGGTGGCGACCGACGCCAGAGCGCAGCACGAGGACGGCACAATGGACGCGAACGAGCAGGCAGCACAGGCAAGAAGGGAAGAATATCCATACGAACGCGCAGAGCGGCTGGCACGTGAGCAACAGAAGAGCAGGGATTGCGACACCAACCCCGCGACCACCGGTTGTGCTAGTGGCGAGACTTTTACAGGCCAAGGAGTACTTTCCGGACTGGGCACATATACGAATCTGTACGGGCGACTGCGAGCCGAGCACGGCATTCACGTAGACCGCCGCAGGGAACTGGCAAGGGCGCTCAATATTCTCGAGCGCCACCCGGAGTTTGAGGATCTGATCTGGCTGATCCGCTCTGGTTTAGTCTAAAGAGCAGGAGTAGCCGTTGCCACTGCCGCCACTAGCCACCGCGCCGTATGACATCGTTGAGACGGTGATGAATACGGCGCGGGTGCGCATGAACGATGCCATCCAGCAGCTCAGCGGCGACATCCTGAAGGACACCCAGCCGTTCACCCAGACCATGTGCAACGCGGCGTGGCGGCGGCTGCAGGAGTTCCTGATGAACCTGGGGGACACCCGGTTCATCGATGAGATCATCATCAGCGCGCTGCCAATTGTGGCCACCACCGACCCGGCCAGCCAGTGCTGGCTGGACTGGACGGGGTTCTTCGACGGCACGCAGGTGTGGACGAACTATGCGCTGCCGCAGAAGTGTGATTTTCCGCTGAAGCTGTGGGACCGGGTGAGCGGGATCAATGCCGGCTGGGGCCGCCACTTGGAGAACCAGATGGACGGCCTGCCTGCGACGTACAAGGCCCAGCGCAACGGGATCTTCGAGTGGCGGAACGACAAGGTGTACATGCCGGGGGCGCTGCTGCCGGTGGACCTGCGGGTGCGGTTTGCGCAGTTCTTTCCGGACTTCCAGACGCAGGGCGACACCGAGTGGTGGCAGCAGCCGGTGCCGCTGACGCGCAGCCTGGATGCGCTGGCGGACTTTATCTGCGTGGAGGCCAGCGACGGGCGGGACGATGTGAGCTCGGCGACGTTCCTGACGCGCGCGGAGGGCAATGCGAAGAAGCTGTTCAACAAGAACGTGCGGCTGAAGAACCGCAGCAACGTGCGCCGCCGGCCGCGCGGCGGGAGCCGGGGGAACAGCTACGATTGCGGGTATGGCGGCGCGGGCGTGGGCTGGCAGTGATAGTATTCAGGGGTAAAGCGAAGGCACCCCCAGGAGGGTTGAGCGATGGCAGCGACGATTACACCGGATACAAGCATTGCGCCGAATGACGTGACGGAGCGGGAGATCATCGTCGACGGGACGGTGACGCTGACGGGCGCGTATGGCGGCGCGAGCACCCATGGCGACACGCTGGACCTGACGCAGTTTGGCGATCTGCTGAAGGCAACCGGGCTGCCGAAGAAGGTGGAGATCTGGGAGGCACCGGCTGCGGGCACCGCGCCGACGGGCTACCTGTTCGGCTTTGCGCCGGGTACCACGCAGAAGAACGGCGTGCTGACGATCTTCAACAATCTGACCGAGTACACCGAGGCGTCCAACTACAGCGCCGGCCTGCTGGCCGCGACGCTGCG